TATATGGAACAAACTTTAAATAGAGTGCCAAGAGCGATATACATTGGTAGTTATGTATTACCACTAATTGGGGTGTTTATATAATGTGTGCATTATTTGGTGGACAAAGAGATATGAGTTTATTCAGAACATTGAATAAAGAACTTATCAATGATATTATTGATACAGAAGTGTATTACTATAAAATCATATTGGATGAAACTAAAGTAAATATGTATGGTGAAGGTAAGAATAAATCTTATTATGCACCAATAAAAGTTCCATGTATTATAGAAAGAAGTGATAATTCAGCAGTATATGATGATTTTGGTTCTGATTATACAAGAGAAGTTCAATTCCGATTCCTTAGAGATACATTAGTAGAAAAGAATATTTACGCAGAAATTGGTGATGTAATTGAGTGGGATAACGAACAACACATTGTAGATGTAGTAGTTCAAAACGAATACTTTGCTGGTAAAAACCCATCGACATGGGATGGTGGTGATACACAAGGTTATAATGTTGCGATTGAACTAACAACTCACGTTGCTAAAAAATCTCAACTTAAAATTAGAGATGATTTTAGAGTGGGTATTAACAAAGATAATAACGATTTACCTGTAGGTATATAATATGGCAAGAACATATAGAAATGATAGAGATGAAAAAGTTGATTTGAAGAGAACCCAAAGTTCTTTTTCAGATGACCCTAAATTGAATAAAGCCAAACAAGTATCGAGAAGAAATGATGATACTAAAGTTCCTACAGTTGGTATTTACGATATTGATTTAGCATTTAAAGATTTCTTAGAAAAAGATGTTAAACCAACTATTACAGAAGATGGTAAATTTATACCTGTTCCTGTAATGTATGCATCTCCTGAAAATTGGACATCTGCACAAAGAGATGGTTTTATGAAAGATTCAAAGGGTAAAATTCTTACTCCTTTAATTTCATTCAAAAGAAACTCGTTGGATATTAATACAGAATATTCAAAATTGAAGGTTTTAACTGATGAAGATACATCAAGAACATTCGTAAAAAAATATGGAAAAGAAAATCGCTATGATGCGTTTTCACAATTGGTAGACCAAAAACCAGTTGAAGAGAGATATATTATTGATACACCTGATTATGTTAACATTCAGTATGATGTTATTATATGGTGTAACTATATGGAAGATTTAAATAAAGTAGTTGAACAAATCATATACTTTCAAGGTGGTGCATTTGGACAAAGATACAAATTCCAAATCAAAGGAGAATCTTACTCATTTGAAACAACGAANGGTGTTGGTGAAGAAAGATTAGTAAGAAGTAATGTAACNCTTACCACTAAAGCATACTTANTACCAGAACACAAAGGTAATACAGTAAATGCTCAAAAAGCATTCGGAACATCAAAAATTGTGTGGAATACTAAACTTTCACAATAAATTATCATATTTATATACANAATTAATAATNTATAAAAACAAAGTGTTATGGCAGAAGTTAATAAGGTTGGTGAAAAGACCGTAATTAAATTTGAAAAAGAAGAAATAGAGAAAATCCAAAAGTTTAAAAACGATTATGCAGATGTAACTGCTAAATTAGGTGAATTGGAAATTGAACTACTTGTTTTCGAACAACAAAAGAAACAACTTGATTCTTACAAAGAACAACTTCAACAGAAATACCTACAATTAAGAGGTGATGAAGTTAAGTTGGCAAATGAGTTAAAAGAAAAGTATGGAGATGGTGAGTTCGATATAAATACAGGTATATTCACTCCTAAGAGATAAATATTATCGTTTCGAATTTTTTTAGGTATTTATTAGTATAAAAGAAACCAAAATTTAAATAGGAGAATTAAATGGCAGAAAGAATAGTAAGTCCTGGAGTATTTACAAGAGAAAAGGACTTGTCATTTCTACCTCAAGGGATTGGTGAAATTGGAGCAGCATTAATAGGTTCAACTGTAAAAGGGCCTGCATTCGTTCCAACTCAGGTACAATCTTTCCAAGAGTTTCAGCAAGTATTCGGGGGTTTGACAGAAGATTCATACCTACCTTACACTGCTCAAGCTTATTTGGAAGATGCTGGAACTGCAACAATCGTAAGGGTATTAGGACAAGATGGATATACTCTTGAAAACCCAATCGCATTACAAATCTCATCATCAAACGGTGAGTATGTTGCAGCAGTATTACACCCAACTACAGGTATCACATCTGATACAGATGTATTTATTGGAAGTTCGGTAAATAGTGTAACAGCATCATCATTCGTATTAACTGTATCTGGTTCAGAGGCAGTCGGAGCAAATTATTCATCTTCATTGAACCCAACAAATGCTAATTATATTACCAAAGCATTTGGATTCTCATCAAGAGGTTCGGAAGATGCATATGTTTACTCAAACTTTAAAGTATTCCAATCAGCATCATTTGCAACTGGTGAAGTAGTAACTGTAACCGCATTAACTGCATCTGATATTGATTACTCAAAAGCATATACTGAAGCTTCAACCCCTTGGATTACATCACAAAAAGTTGGTGGTAACACTACAAACTTAATTAAATTCCATACATTATCTCATGGTAACTACTAACTACGAATTTAAAATTGGTATTCAAGATGTTAAACCTGCAGGAACTGTAGCTGGTTCTGAGTATGGTTCATTCACAGTAGTTGTAAGAAGAGTAGACCAAGATAAAATCAATGGTTCACCATTTGTAGGTGTAGTTGATTCAGATATTAGACCTAATTTAGTGGAACAATTCCAAAATGTAAACTTAGACCCTGATTCTCCAAACTATATCACAAGAGTGATTGGTGATAAGTACATTACCGTTGATGCAAATGGTAAATTATCAACTAATGGTGATTACAATAACAACTCAGCAAACATTAGAGTTGAAGTTTCAACTGCAGTTAACAATAAAGCAATTGACCCATCATTAGTACCATTCGGATTCGCAGCATTACAAAATCCATTTGGAACGGCATTCTCAATTCCAAACCCAACTTATGTATCAGCTCAAACAATTAATGATTCATATAACAGTAGAAAATTCTACGGATTTGATTTTGATTTCGCTACAACTGATAACTTAGCTTACTTAGCACCTACTCCTGATTCTTCAACGGCAGCTGCTGGAACGGCATTCTACTTAGGTGATTATTCACAGAATAGTGGAGCTAATTATCCATCATCAGCATCTCCATATACTGGTTCAATTGATTTGAGTGATTCTAATACTTCATTAGATTCTCGTAAGTTCTTAGTACCATTCCAAAGTGGTTTTGATGGATACAAACCAAATAGAATTGTTTATACAGGTGCTGATATCATCGCAGGTAATACACAAGGATATGATTGTTCTTCAAACACAGCAACTGGTACAGTAGCATTCAGAAAAGCTATCAACTCAGTATCTAATCCTGATGAATTTGATATCAATATGTTAGTAATTCCTGGTCTTATCCATAGATTACACTCTTCAGTAACAACATTTGCTAAAGATATGTGTGAAGATAGACAAGATACATTCTTTGTAATGGATGCATCTGCATGGGGTGATTCAATTTCAACTGCAACTAACGCAGTTCAAGCATTTGATTCAAATTATGTAGCATCTTACTATCCTTGGGTTAAGATTCTGAATACAGATAAAAACAAACCAGTATGGGTGCCACCATCAGTAGTTCTACCAGGCGTTATAGCATTTAACGACCAAGTAGCCGCTGAGTGGTTCGCTCCAGCAGGTTTAAATAGAGGTGGTTTAACTTCAGTTATCGAAGCTAAGACAAGATTGACAAGAGTAGAGAGAGATTCACTTTACGAAGGTAGATTGAACCCAATCGCTACATTCCCTGGTCAAGGTGTTACGGTATTCGGACAGAAGACACTACAAGCAAAACCATCTGCATTGGATAGAATCAATGTAAGAAGATTGTTAATCGCTGTTAAGAAGTTCATCGCATCTTCAACTCGTTACTTAGTGTTTGAAAACAACACAGCGGCTACGAGAAACAGATTCTTATCAATCGTTAATCCTTACTTAGAATCAATCCAACAAAGACAAGGTTTATACGCATTTAGAGTGATTATGGATGAAACAAATAACACTCCTGATATAATTGATAGAAACATAATGGTAGGTGAAATATTCTTACAACCAGCAAAAACTGCTGAATTTATTGTTCTTGATTTCAACGTATTACCGACTGGGGCCGCGTTTCCAGAGTAATTAAAGGTATAGTTCCCCATTTCGGTGGGGAACTTCTTACTTTTTTTTGAAGTGAGGATATTTATAATAAACAAATTAGTTGAATTAACAACGGAGTAAATTAAAATGGCACAATTATTAGACCCAACAGAAGTAATGTTCACATCTTTTGAACCAAAGATGTCGAATCGATTCATTATGTATATTGAAGGGATTCCATCATATTTAGTTAAAGCCGCCAACAGACCTGAGATAGCAAATGGTAAAATTACCATTGACCATATTAATGTTAGAAGATATGTAAAAGGTAGAAGTGAGTGGAGTAGTTTAACAATTACATTGTACGACCCAGTAGTACCATCAGCAGCACAAGCAGCAATGGAATGGGTTCGTTTACATCACGAATCTGTAACTGGTAGAAACGGGTACTCTGACTTCTACAAAAAAGATATCACATTTAACAGTTTGGGTCCTGTAGGTGATAAAGTAGAAGAATGGACGTTAAAAGGAGCATTTATCGAAACTGCTAAATTCTCAGATATGGATTATACTGGTGAAGATTTAGCAACTGTAGATTTAACACTTGCTTACGATTACGCAATACTACAATACTAATTTCGGATTGTTGTAATACAAATTGAAAATTAAGAACCTCATCTATTTAGATGGGGTTTTTTAGTTTAAAAAGTTTTATTTTAATATTTATATAAGAACATAGTTTTAAAACGGAGTAACAAAATGAGTGAATTACAAGATGAATACAAAGGAAACATCTCAAATGAAGAGATGGTGGAACTTGCAAAACAACAATATGAACAAAAGCAAGTATCTGATTACAAATTTCCAACAGAAATAATTGAATTACCATCAAAAGGGTTGATTTATCCAAAAGATAACCCATTATCATCAGGTAAGATTGAATTAAAGTATATGACTGCAAAAGAAGAAGATATACTTACAACCCAATCTTATATCAAAGATGGAACTGTATTAGATAGACTGTTCCAAGCCTTAATCATTAGTAATGGTGAAGGTTTACCAATCAAATATGTAGATTTGGTAGTTGGTGATAAAAACGCAATTATGATTGCAAGTAGAATTTTGGGATATGGTAAAGAATACAATGTAGAAGTTACAGACCCTTTTAGTGGTGAAAAACAAAAAGAAAGTATTGATTTAACTCAATTTGAAAACAAAGAATATGATGGTTCTAAACAAACTGAATTACATAAAAATGAATTTGAGTTTGAATTACCACAATCAAAAAGAATAATTACATTCCAATTACTTACAGAATCAAAAGAACGTAAAGTAAAACATGAATTGGAATCTGCAAAAAAACAATCTAAAAAAATGGGTGATGTTACATCTAAAGAATTAACAACCCGTTTAAAAAATATGATTGTTTCAGTAGAAGGTGAATCGGATAGAAATGTAATTAACCGATTTGTAGATAATGAACTTTTTGCACAAGATTCAAAAGCATTAAGAAGTTATATTAAAGAAGTTGGACCAGATATAGATTTAACCTGGGAATTTATATCAGATGATACTGGGGATAGAAAGGAGATGTCCATGCCTATGGGCACTACCTTTTTTTGGCCTGAGTCCTAACCACAGACAATTAGTTCATTCACAATTATTTGACCTTATTTATCATGGTAATGGTGGGTTTAATTGGAATGATGTTTATAATATGCCTATTTGGGCTCGAAGATTCTATACTAACAAAATTATAGAATTTAAGAATGAAGAAAAGAAAGCATACGAAAAGAGTACAAATAAAACTAAAAGGGGAATTAGAAAATAGTTCCCCTTTGATATTTATATAGGAAACCATTGGAGTAATTATGAGTAGTAATAAAAAATTAGCAGAAACTATAAAGAGAATTTCATCTAAATCAGGTTTAGATGAGGGGTTTTTAACAACTATATTAGAGCCGTTTGTAAAGAAAAAATTAAAAAACGACCCTAATGTTAAAAAATCATTTAGTAGTGCTATGAAAGCTGCCGAAGATTTAGAAAATGCTATAGATTCTTTTCAAAAAAAACATCCTGATGTAAAATTACCATCATCTATAGCAAAGTATGCTAAAAAATAAAAGGAATTAGTTAGATGGCAAAGTTCAATCCAGACGATTACGAAAATATACGAGATTATACATCTGAGATTCAGAATAATATGAAAGAAATGGCAGAGCATTCTGATGCCATCGATTCTTTGTTCAAATCAATTGGGGATACATCGAATATTATGGGTCGTCAGATTGCAAAAGTACAGGAAAAAATTAAAAATGATTTAAAAGAAACCACAACATCATCTGAGGGGTATGCTAAAATACAAAGTTCAATAGAAGATATACTAACCAATCATAAGAATTTGAGTCAAGATACGAAACGTAATTTATTTGAACAACTTAATAAAGCAAAAGAATACTATGATGTTATGGGTAAAACTGAAGAGGCTGAAAAAAAGAGGAATGATTTAGTAAAAAGAATGACTGATTCAGCTGACACTTTAATAGAAGATTTAAAAAGTCAAGTAAAAAGTATTCCTGTAGTTGGTAAACTTTTATCAAAAGCTTTAAATTTTGATAAAGTAAAATCGGAATTTAAAGATAAAATAGTAGGTGGTTTTGAGAAAGGATATAAAACTGCTATAGATTCCGGCAAGGGAATGACAGGTGCATTACAAGCCGGTTTAAAAGGTGCTATTGGTGGTATGAGTGGATTCATATCAGCTGCAAAAGCTGCATTAGGTCCTATAATGTTAGTAGTGGGTGCTATTTACTTAATCAAAAAGGCATTTGATTTTAATAAAGAAACAACTCAATTGGCAAAAGATTTGGGAATATCTGTAGGTGAAGCCAGGGATATGGAACAATCTTTCAACAATATATCAGCCTCATCTAGTAATCTAAATGTAAATACAAAATCATTAGTAGAGGCACAAAAACAATTATCATCTGCAACAGGTCTAACCGCTGAGTTTTCAGAGCAAATGTTAACCGACCAAATTCAACTAACAAAGTTTATGGGGCTGAGTGGTGATGAAGCTGCTAATTTCCAAAAGATTGCAATATCAAACGGACAAACCGCAAGAGAAATGCAAGGTGAAATTGCGGGTTCGGTTGAACAATTTAATAACGCTACGGGAGCATCAGTTTCATTGAAAGATGTAGTACAAGATATAGCAAAATTACCAACTGATATCAGAGCTGGGTTTAAAGGAACAACTGCTGAATTAGCAAAAACTATTTCACTTGCCAAAGCAATGGGTACTACTTTAGAAAAATCAGTTGCAGCAGGTAAAGCAACATTAGATATAGAAACATCATTGAAAAATGAAGCTCAAGCTAGAATATTGACAGGAGTTAGTATTAATAATAACGCCATTAGAGCCGCTCAATTGGCAGGTAATCAAGCAGAAGTATTAAGACTTCAAAAAGAAGAAATGAAGAAGATTGGTGATATTGGTGATTATCTACCATATCAGCAAGAAGCATTAGCAGCTGCAATGGGCATGTCCACATCTGAACTTGTGGAACAATCTGAACAAATGAAGTTACTTGAAAAAGTAGGTGGTGATTTATCTAAAGCTACCTTAGACGAAATAAAAAATAATAGTGATTTAACTGATGAACAAAAAGAGCAACTAATAAAACAAAAAGAACAAGTTTCTGCACAAGAAAAATTAAGTGAGATTGGTACGAAATTTAAAGATATGCTTAACAGTATTGTCGCAGGCCCATTAGGTCAAATGGTAGGTATGGTTGTAGATATATTAGTACCGGCATTTAAAGTGTTACAATTTATATTAACACCAATATTTAAAACGTTACAATTTATATTAACACCAATTACAATGATTGCAAATTTAATTAGTACTGTAATTAATGATGGAGTTGGTGGGCTTGTCGAAAAATTTAATGAGTTGGGCCCAATTGCTAAAGGAATTGCAACTACAATTGGTATTATCGCAACCGCGTTTGTAATATCAATTCTACCATCTGTAATTACTATGGGTGCTACGCTTCTAGCGACTATATTGCCCGCATTGATAACGGGTGTGGCTTCGGTTATTACATTCGCCGCTGGATTAGTAACAGCCGCAATTTCCGCGATTTCATTAGCATCCGCAGCCACATTAGGAATTGGTGCACTGGCAATTGCAGGTGGTATTGCGGTTACTGCAGCTGCTATGAATTCTGAATCCGATGCCGCAGTATCAGAAACAGAATCTATAGACGATGGTATTGTAAAACCAGATGGTTCAGTTGTAAAAACAAATCCAGCAGATTACATTATGGCGATGAAAAATCCTATGGATTTCATATCAAATATACCAAATCCATTGGATGTTGTTGGTGGTGCATTAGATGGTATTGGTAATTTATTTGGTGGTGGAAGTGATTCCAATCCAGATTTACTGAATGAAATAAAAGGATTGAGAAGTGATATTCAAGCTCAACCAATTGTAATTACAGTAGATGGTAAAGTAGTTTCAGAAATAACGAGAGTTCAATCTAAACAATCATCATTTAGGAAATAATTATGGCATTAAAAGACTTAAAATCAGACCTTTCAAAATTTAGAATGCCAAAGAAAGACCCTTTGGAAAATAAGAAGATTGATGAAGTAAATAAAAAATCAAATCAAACTCCATTATCTTCAATGGTAGATTCTGCTCCAAAGATTCCTCGTTCTCAAACTACAACTAACAAAGAAGGTGTAGAACCTCGTAAGTTTGATAACTCATCTCAATTTTTAGGAGAAACAACTCCAAATAAGGTAGATAATTCACCAAATTTCTTAGGAGAAACGACTCCATCTAAAATGGATAACTCAGAACAATTCTTAGGTGAGACTACACCATCTAAAATGGATAATTCTGAAAACTTCTTAGGTGAAACGACGCCATCTAAAATGGATAATTCTGAAAACTTCTTAGGTGAAACAACGCCAAGTAAAGCTGATAACTCAGAACAATTCTTAGGTGAAACAACTCCAACTAAATCTAACTTAGAAGAAAGATTCTTAGGAGAAACCGACCCTAACAAATTTGATAATTCTGAAAACTTCTTAGGAGAAACAACACCTACACCTGCAAACAACGAAAGTAGGTTCTTAGGTGAAACTGACCCTAACAAATTTGATAATTCTGAAAACTTTTTAGGAGAAACAACACCATCATCAACTGATAATACAGGACAATTTTTAGGAGAAACTACACCATCATCAACTGATAATACAGGACAATTTTTGGGTGAAACAACTCCAAATCCTGCAAACAACCAATCTCAGTTTTTAGGAGAAACTACACCATCTTCTACAAACAATACAGGTCAGTTTTTGGGTGAAACTACACCATCATCAAAAGATAGTACAGGTCAGTTTTTAGGAGAAACCACAAAAGATAAAATAACACAAGGTGATAAAGAAAAGGGTGAAACTACACCAACTGAATTTACATTTAATCCAAACCATTCAGATAGGGGTGTAACCCCAACTGATGTGAATAACTTTACAGATATTCATGCACTTGGATTTAATTCAAAATTTGGTGGTGTTGAATCATCAAAGTTTATTGGGGTATCACCTGATAATACTGTATTTGATGGAACTACATCGTTATATTCAAATATAGATAATTCAACATTCACATTAGGTAAAACATACGAACAATCGTTTGATTCAGCAGGTAGATTAAACTCAGGTGAAACTGGATTTGGAATTGGTAAATCACAAGGAGAACGAAAATCACCATCATTCTTAGATTTACAATATGCTAAGTTCAACCTTAAAGATGATTCTTTTAATACTGGATTAGGATTATTCAGACATCCTCTTATTCTTAGAGGTATTCAGAGAAAAAAAATATCTAAAGGAGAACCACAAAGTTGGGGTGTATTAGGTGTAACATTTGATGATGGGTTTATCAGAGGTGGTGCAATCACATCTACAGTTAGAGCACTTATAGATGTAGCTAGAATTGGAAGTTGGTTTGCATCTGTTCCTGGTGTGCTATGGGGAGTAAAACAATTTGGAATGCAGAGAACCAATAGGTTCGGTAAAGTATGGACACCCGTTGGTATGTTAGCTGCAATCGGTGGTCAACACATTGGTTTGAAACCTATGAGACCTGGTTTAGTACCACTAAATGACCCAACTGTAAAATACGGAAATGTTTTAACAGGATATGAAGTTGCAGAAAATGTGGGTTTTGG